GACTATATTGGCTTTGTATATGAAATAACCGATACTGAAAATAAAATGAAGTATATCGGTAAAAAGAAGTTTTGGTCGAAGGTAACTCGCCCGCCGCTTAAAGGCAAAACTCGTAAACGCAGATCGGTTAAAGAATCAGATTGGCAACAATATTATGGATCGAGTAAAGAAGTAAAAGAGTTAGTAGAAAATACGGGCGATTGGAGATTTAAACGTAAGATACTTCATTTATGTACTACACTTGGCGAAATGACATATCTTGAAATGAAAGAACAAATCGATCGAGAAGTACTTCTTAAACCAGATGAATACTATAATGCTTTTATTGGTGGTAAGATTCATAGAAATCATGTTAAAAATTTACACAAATAATTGTTTACAACTTGATGCATGTGTGATATAATATACTAACAATTGAAAAGGATTATAATATGATATTAGTAGATTATTCAGGAATCTGTATGGGCGCATATTTTGCTCGAGGTTCTGGACCCGATGAAGGATTACTTCGGCATTTTATTCTTAACTCATTAAGAATGCATAACGCAAAATTCAAAGACGAATACGGCAAAATGGTATTGTGTTGTGATGGTGGATCATGGCGTAAAGATGTATTTCCAGAATATAAAGCGAATCGCAAAAAAGATCGAGAAACATCAGATCATGATTGGCCAGATATATTTGAAAAATTTACAAAAATACGTAACGAAATAAACGAACATCTGCCGTTTGATGTAATACACGAATACGGTGTAGAAGCAGATGATATTATTGCTACGCTAGTTCAAGAAACACAAGAGTTTGGTAAACACGAACCAATTATGATTATATCTGCGGATAAAGATTTTATTCAATTGCAAAAGTATAATAACATAAAGCAATATTCTCCTCTTACTAGAAAGTTTATTACCGATAATAATCCAATTAGATATCAATTTGAGCATACGCTAAAAGGTGATAGTAGCGATGGTGTACCAAATGTATTATCAGATGATGATGCGCTATGTAACGATGATAAACGTCAAAGCCCACTATCTAAGAAAAAGATAGAATCATGGTGGGAAAACCGAGATAATTTACAGACAACAATGCCAGAGCACATATATCGTAATTTTCAACGCAACGATCATGTAATTAATCTTGATCGCATACCAGAAGATCTTAAAACTAAAATATTATCTAATTATGAATCGATTAAATCAACTCCAAATATGAAAGTATTAAATTATCTTGTAGTTAATCGACTTAATAATTTAATCGAATCAGTAGGAGATTTTCATAGACCATGAATGCGTTTGTATTAAATAATATATTAGATTCATCATCAGTTGAATTACTAAAAACTAGTATCAAAAATAGACAAAAGTTTTTCGAAGATAATTCATTTTATGCCGAAGCGAATTGGTTAGATTACGGCGCTTCTCCAAATAATTTAATCGAAAAATATATATTAGATACACATAAAATGGCATATACTGGTAATGAAAAAATTGCTGGGTTTGAATGGTGGATTCATGATATTTATGAAGAAAGCCATTTGGTTGGTTTACATTTTGATCTTGATGAAGAACATCATCATAACACAAATAATCGTGTATGTCCATTAAGATCAACAGTAACATATTTAACCGACACAGTTGACGCTCCTACATTATTGTTAGATTTAATGCAATTATCTCCAGATCCAAATAATGTAACTGACACTATTAATCAAGCTGCATATTCTTATCCTAAAGTTGGCAAAATGTTATCTTTCGATTCAAGATATTTACATGCTGCGCTACCACCAGATTTTGCATTTAGAAGATTATGTCTCATGTATAACGTTTGGAATTATAAATTACCATGGCTAAATGATCCTTCTCTTTGGCCTGAAAATTGGGATAAAGTAAATACATTAAAAATACCAAATAAGAATTTTATAGAAGAAATAAATAAAAACTTTAAACCAAATAATAGTGTAAAAGAAAAAACAGCTACGCTAGTTAATGAAAATCAAGTTGAAACTGAAGAACATACATTAAGTATATACGATTTAACATTCGATATAGAATTGATTTACGAAAAAAATGTAGAAGAAGATTTTGTTGTTATGAATCATGATGTAAAAGTAGAAAGGATGATATGTTCAAATGAGTGAAGAATATAAAACAATATATGGCGTTTTAGAAAAAGCAAATGAATTAAAACAACCTAAACGAAGAATACAATTTTTAAAAGATAACGAATCGTTTGGTTTAATAACAATATTTCAAGGTAATTTTAAAAAAGAAATAGATTTTCATATGCCAGAAGGTGCACCACCATTTAAGGAAAATAATGATACACCTAAATTAGAAAATAAATTATTTAATTTTGGTCCGTGTTTTCAACAAGGATCAAATGTTCATCAATGGGCAAGAGAAGGTGAATTTATAAAAATATTGCAAAATGTAAATAAAAAGGATGCTGAAGTTATTGTTGCAATGAAAGATAAAACACTTACAGATATTTTTCCAAATATTACAAAAGAAATAGTCGAAAAAGCATGGCCTAAACTTTTGTGATTATTTATTGTACAATTTTCTTAGGTTGTGTTATATTCCTTATATGGTTTATTAATAGCGAGGACGCAGACTAATGAATATATTTGTACTAAATGAAAACGCAAAAGTAGCAGCTCAAGAACATTGTGACAAACATGTTGTTAAAATGATTATTGAATCTGCACAGATGTTATCCACAGCTCATCGAATACTTGACGGTAAAGAAACACGTAAGCCATCAAAATCTGGCAAACGTATCGTTAAATATTGGGAGATGGATAATCAATATGATGAAAATCTATTATACAAAGCAGTACATATGAAACATCCTTGCACTCTTTGGACAATGGAATCATCAGAAAATTATTATTGGCATTGGGAGTTGTTTAATGCTCTTTGTGACGAATACATTCATCGATACAAAAAAATACATAAGACAGATGAATTACTTCGAGGTAAGTTACTAACACCACCAAAAAATATCCCGCATGGACCGATGACACCCTTCCGTCAAGCAATCTTTGATGACTGTAAAGGTCCAGATCCCGTTAAAGCATATAGAAAATATTACCACGCAAAGACATTTAAAATGGTATGGACAAATCGGAAAGTTCCAGCGTGGTATTCATATAAATAGAATTGAATTACGTTCACCCGAAAGGGCGGAAGTACTCACACAGTGTGAGGAAGGAACGCACCGTAAATAGGAGAATAACAATGGCTACTCTACAATATAGAGGGTCTAAAGTTGTTGCTTCTGAAAAAGCGGTGGCAAAACCTAGCATCGCTTCTTACAGAGGTTTCACATACGACCCAAACGACCCGCACTATCATGCTAAGCATATTGCTCAGACATTGAACTATCGTGGTTCAAAATTCGAAGCATAACTTAACACAATAATAACTTTCCCTCAAGCCTAGTGTTTTATAAATAGGTTTGAGGGAAAACATGGCTAAGAAAAAGAAAGACCAAGAACTTTCTGTATCTGAAGCACAAAAGATAACAGCTTATCTTTATCATAAGAAACAGAAAGAAGATGAGTTATTACGAGATGCAGCTTACGTTCTACTGAAAGAAACAAACCCAGAGTTTGATTACGAAGTAGAACCAACAGATACAGCAGACATTAAAGGCATAGATCACGTAGCATCAGCTGGTGCAAACGCGGCAACAGTTGCGGGTGCAGCGGCAGCGGCCACTACGACAGCGGCGACTACTGCAACAACAGCTGGAGTATCAACAGTCGGAGCAGCAATTGCTCAATTACAATCATTAGGAACTGCAGGCGTTATTGCTATGTCTTCAGCAGTTTATTTCCAAGGTAGTTCAGTTTATGATAATGTAGATGTAATGATAGATGAAGTTACACCTATGATTGAAGAATTAGTTGTTACAGGTACAATTACCCCTCCTCCAGAATCATCATTTTATGGTCAAGAAATACCTAAGACCACAAGCTTCGTCGGAGTTAAAGTTGGAGAGGCTCGTGAGAAGCCGGCTGAAGATTCCGATCAACCATCAACAGAAGAAGGTACTAATGACTCAACATCAGAGAATCAAACATCAACAAAGGATACGGAAAAATCAAAAGGCGAAGCTAAATCAGGCAAGCCGAACGAAAAGCAAACCGTAACTAAAGATGAAAAAACTGATGAAGAAGAGTCTGAAGAAACCGAAGAATCTGAAGACTCTTCTAAAGATGAAGAAGCCGAAAAAAAGCCTAAGAAAAAAGGTGGATTCTTTGGTTTATTTGCAGATGATGAAGAAGAGGAAGAAGAATCTGATGAAGAGGAAAAGCCTAGTGACGAAGTTCAAGAAGAAACTCGAAACGAAGAAGTGGCAAAAGAAAAACCGCCAGCAGATGAACCTAAAGAAGAACCAACGCAAGAACCTAAGCCTGAACCCCAACAAGAATCTCGTGGACTGTTCAGCATGTTTGCAGCAGCAGTTGCGCCTGATGAACCAACCGAAGTTGACGAACCTAAATTGGATGAGCCTCAAGCTTTAAGTTCTTTACCTCCAGTTGAATTATCTCCAGCAGTAATCGAAGCTTCTGAAAGTGTATCTGATGCAGAGCTTGAAGAAGCTGGTATTTCAAGAGACGATTTTGAAATAGCGTTACAAGAAATGCATGAAATGCCGCTAGAAGTAGATGAAACGATTTTTAATGAACAAATAGAAGAAGAAATAGAAGAGGAAATACAAGAAGACGAAACTATTAATTGGACTGAAGTATTCGGTCCAGCCTACGAAGAAACGGACGCTACACCAATATGATACACTTACAAATAATATGGGATATGATAAAAGACAATATGCTTGACACGGGTATTGCTCTAGTGGGATTGATTGCACTACTTGCAATGTTTATTCCACCTGACTCACCTGTTGGTAGGTTCTTTGCTACTCTCGGGGAAGGATTAAAATTTATTAAAGGAATATTTACAAAAGGAAAATAAAATGAAAAAACTAATTAGTTTTATTTTGTTATGTTCTACAGTATGTTTTGGTGATTTGATAACAACATTTGATTTTGATATCAAAGAATCAACTGTTTTACAATTTAGTAGACCCGGATGGAATAGTACTAATTCTATTTTCTATTATAACTTAGCTTACTTTACAGTAGATACCGCGGGAGATTGGAAAGCTCAAAATAATTTAATAACTTCTAACGACTCGTTTGATTATACAAATTATCAGGTTCAAATAGAAAATAATCCTTGGTTTGCAGCTGATACTTATGTGTACCTTTATAAAGATACATTTGATGCATCAGATCCGTCAAAAAATCTTATAGCGGAAAACGATGATGGTTTCGGTCGTGGTAATGGTGTTCAATTTGAATTATCATATAATTTAGAAACTAACACAACTTATTGGGCAGTCATTACTACATATGAACCCGAAGAAGAAATCAGCGGTATGGTTTCTGTAATTGGCCCGCAAGGTGCAGGTATAAACTTAGTTACAATACCTGAACCATACGCAGTGAGCTTAATTGCTATATCAGGATTAGGTTTATTAGTAGGAAGAAGATTATTTAGGTGAATGTTTATGAAAAGGCTTTTTTGTTTATTTGTATTATTGCTATCAGTTTCATCCTCGCATGGATTACTGAACGATTTAATAATAGTTAAAAATCATACTCGTCCAGGATATGATGATAATGTTTTTACTCGTACCTCAGGTAACGAAACGGGTTCTTTTTATGTAGAACAAATAGTAAGCATCGATGCTATATTATCTGCGAATCAAAGGCACATGTTATCTACGATGTATAGTCCAAAATATGTTTATAGGGATTTAGATCAGAAGCAGTTACTATATCATACTTGGGTTACGAAAATGCAATACAAACCTACACCAAAAAGTACCTTTGATATATCTCATAAATGGACAACATCAGAACGAGAACCAACTGACATTGATGCTGACGTCGATATTACTTGGGCCCAAACACAAACAGATTTACAATTTTCTCACACATTTTCTAGAAGATCTTCAACAGTAATCGGACTAAGCCGCAAAACAAAAGAATGGTCAGAAAATTTATTGGCAGTTGGCGAGATGTATACTGACGGAGACTTTGAACAATATTCAGCTAATGTTCATCAAATATATGAATTAATTAAAGGAAGACTTTTTTGGACAACAGGCGTTGAAGCTACTCGACATGAGTATGTAAACGATAGAGGTGGATTTCACGGCGGAGATTTATATAATAATATAATATATGTATTGGGTAAATCAACAATTTTGCAATTAGATTGTTGGTACGGACACTCAACGACTGTATTACAAGAAGACGAAACCGATGGTGGAGGTTGGGGGCCATCGTGGAAAGCATCACTTAATTCTCAGCTAGCTCAAAATTTAATGACAGGTTTATCATTTACATACGAAACAGTAGATTCTTCTATTGCATTTTGGAACGCAAAAGATATTTATAAAGCAATGATAAATGTTAAATACAATATAACACCGAAACTAGAAACAATGTCTGCAGTAGTTCTCTCGGAAAGTAGTTATCTTGAGGACTACGACAGAAACGGAACTGGCCTTACCAGAAAAGACTATCTCGGTGTTGTTATATGGAATACTACATACAATATAAATAGAAATCATGCAGTCGAATTAAACTTTATGGGATTCGCAATGAACCCGCATAAAGAACTTGAAGGCGTGGCTAGAAATAAATTAACTTTAGGATATAAGTTAACACTTTAACATATATAAATAATTTTATGATATATACATTTGCATGTGATAGTTGTGATGGAAGTTTTGAAGTAAATGTTCCTATCGCAGAAAACCAAAAACCTCTTTCTCAACCATGCCAATTGTGTGGTGTGAAAGATAAAGTCTATAGAGTATTCGATCATTCAGGATTTCAACATGATATGATTGGAACACACCAAAAAAGAGCTGGTTCTGGGTGGAATGACGTTTTAAAATCAATTAAAAAAGCATCAGGAAAAGATAATATAATTCAAACATACTAATGAAACGAAAAGAAAAACCTAAAAAATCGTACGACGCAGCATCTAAAATCGATAGAAAAAAGAAAAAATCTAATCCTAAAAAGTCTCTCCGGTATGGATATTAGATAAAAAAGTCACTTTTAGCGCATTTTTTTATTTACATATACCCATTTTCTGTGGTATACTATATACATGATTAGCCAAGATAGCCGCAATACAAGAACAATCACCGATGCTGAACGCCTCGCTAAGACTGAAGTCAAGTCCATGGTTGCAAAACTTCTCGCTCGAGAAGATGTTACTATTCAACGAGGAGATTTTAAAACAGCATCATTCGATCTTAAAAATCGAATCCTTAAACTTCCGCTTTGGAAAGATATTACTAATGACGAGCTCGACCTATTTATTGGTCACGAAGTAAGTCACGCTCTTAACACACCTGAGAATGGTATCGATATTTTTCTTGATCGGTTTAAAGGTGTTCCTTTCAGTATTTGTAACGTTGTAGAAGATGTTCGCATCGAACGGCTTGTTCAGAAAGAATATCCAGGTTTGATCCGTTCTTTCAGAAATGGTTACGACTCACTTTACGAAAAAGATTTCTTCGGCTTAGAAGACGCAAAAATGGAAGATCGCGGTTTTGTAGATCGTCTAAATATTCATGCTAAGTTAGGTTCTCGAGTTGATGTTCCTTTTAATGACGAAGAGCAAGCACTAGTTGATGCTGCGTTTGCTACTAAAACATTTGATGATGTTCTTAACGTTATCGAAAATATTGTAGAGTATGTTGACGAGAACGAAGAAGATGAAGACGAACAAGAAGAAGAACAACTAACTTCAATGCCAAATAGCGAAGACGAAGACGAAGACGAAGACGAAGCAGCTGATTTTCAAAGTTCTGATTCTAACAAAACTGAAGACGAGTCAGGCGGTTTCGATAATTCTTCTTCAGATGATACTGATAACGAAGATGACCAAAAAGAAACCGAATCTTCAGCAGCAGGTAAATACGGTTCAAAATCACAGCAATCTTTTGAAGAAAAATTAGAAGACACCGTTGTTGATTCTGTTGCTCATAGTGAAACATCATTTGGTGAAACTCAAGGCACATTACACCATTTGCTTGAGCCCGCAAAAGAACGGATTCAACAAGCTATACACAGTTACGACAAGTTAGAAATGTCTCGAGCTGCAGTTCCTTATAATACTCCCGAGTTATACGATGCAGATTGGATTAAGTTCAAACGCACTAACAAAAAATATGTTGCTGCCTTAAAACGAGAATTTGATATGAAAAAATCAGCATATCAATATACTCGAGCTAAAGTTTCTAAGACTGGCCAGCTCGATGTAAATAAACTTCATTCTTATAAGTATAGCGAAGATATTTTCAACAGTATAACAACATTAGCAGATGCTAAAAATCACGGCATGCTTTATTTCTTAGATATGTCTGGATCGATGCACTATCGAATTAAAGCAGTCTATAAGCAAGCAATCAATCTCGCTATGTTTTGTAAAAGCGTAGGTATACCTTTTGAAATGTACGGCTTTACTACTGGTCGTCGCGTAGCCGATGATTACTACGAAAAATTTCCTTCAATCGATGGTATGATAGATGTATCAGATCTTCGAATTGTTGAATTGCTTAATAGTGATCTTAAGCCAAAAAGATTTGAAAAAGCACTAAAAGATATGTTTGTTGCTGCGCAAAGGTTTGATTCATATTCTAGCTGTTCACAATTAGAACAACTAAGTGGAACACCGCTTTCAGAAACAATCATATGCGCACATACTATTGCTAAAGAGTTTATCAAAAAACATAAGCCGCAACATTTAACTACAATGTGGTTGACTGATGGTGAAGGTTGTCAATTAGCTATAGACGGAGGAGTTTATCCTTGGCGTAATGATCGATCAGTAGTTAAAATCGGTGGAAAAATGGTAGAATTTAAAGATTCGTTATTCAACCATCGAACACAACCAGCACTACTTGAAAATTACGCTAAAGTTACAGGTTCAAAGAACATTCACTTTTTCTTAGTTGATAATAAAAGAGAGATTGGTCATCAATATCATATTAGCGATAAAACACAATGGAAAAGATTTAGAAAAGATAATCTAATTACACTAGATGGAAATAAAGGTTTTGACAGAGTATTTGTTGTTGGTGATCGTAAAGTAAATTCAATTGAAGATAGTTCTACGTTTAGCGAAGAAACCGTAAATCGAGAATTAACTGATAACGAATTAAAAAGAGCGTTTATTAACCACAACAAATCAAAGAAAGGACAGCGGGTATTCGTCAATAAGTTCGTTGAAATTATTGCATAAGCCGTTGATAGCCTATGACTTATAAAAATCAAAATATATTTACAATATGGAATCGCAAGTTGTTTGTTACCAAAGACTTAGGGCCGAAAATAATTGTTTACTTTTCGGGTAGACTTTGGTATAATTAACCTGTAATTGAGAGGATAAGGGACTAATATGAAAAATTATGAATTATTGAAAGAAGCCGCAAAGGCTACGGGTAAATCAAAGTTTACCTCACGCGAGCTAAAAGAGTTCGCTGCTAAGTATGATATGCCAGCAAACGAGTTTTACAAAGCTCTTCGTAAGTTTAATAAAACCCCGCGGTCTGCACGAACCTATTGGTATTCATGTGAAGCTGCACCACCTGTGGCTCCTGCTGCAGAATCAACCATGGCGTTAGCTACTAACGTTACATCTATTAAGTCTAATGATGTGTATGTACCGACAGTTGTTTCAGAGTATGTGAAATGGGGTCAATCAAAAAATATCGAGAAAATTATTAAATCTACCGAATTTTTTCCAGTGTATATTTCAGGTCCATCAGGAAACGGTAAAACAATGATGGTTGAACAAGCGTGTGCTCGAGCTAAAGCAAATTATGTCCGAGTACAGATTACACCTGAAACCGACGAAGACGATCTGATTGGTGGTTTTCGATTAATTAACGGCGAAACAGTCTTTTGTAAAGGACCAGTTATCAAAGCGATGGAAGAAGGCGCAATCCTCCTTATCGACGAGATTGACCGTGGTTCAAATAAAATCATGTGTTTGCAAGGTGTTCTTGAAGGCAAGCCAGTTTTAATCAAGAAAACAGGTGAAGTTATTCATCCTGCTCGTGGCTTCAATGTAATCGCGACAGCAAATACAAAAGGTCGTGGTTCAGAAGATGGACGATTTGCTGCAGCAACGATTATTGACGAAGCATTCCTTGAACGATTCGTTTCTGCGATTGACCAACCTTGGCCAACAAAAGTTACTGAAACCAAGATTGTTAAGAATCACCTTAACATGTACGATGCTTCTGATGATGACTTTGCCGATAAGTTAACAACGTGGGCAAGCATCATTCGAAAAACTTTCGAAGTAGATGGTGTCGAAGAAGTTGTTTCAACTCGAAGATTATGTCACATCGCAAAATCATTTTCAATCTTCGGTGATCGGCTTGACGCGATCGCAATGTGTATCGCAAGATATGACGAAGATACAACAACTGCATTTACCGATCTTTACACAAAGATTGATGCAGGTGAATTGACAGTTGACGAAGACGATGAGTCAGAATGTTAATAGATTTCCCTCAAAATCGTGTTAGTCCCACGTGCCACCCCTTCGGGGGTGGTTTTTTAACTAAATTAAATATTTACAACGGCAATGAAATTTGGTATAATACTACCATAAATTAAGGAGCGATATGCAGATTAGTACAGATACTATAACGATGCTAAAAAATTATGCATCAATTAATGCCAATCTTGTTGTAACAGATGATGGCTATTTAAAAACAATTAGTGAAGCAAAAAATATTCTCGCTAAATCGAAAAATAAAGTTGATATTGCAAATGCTAATTATGGTATTTATGATCTCAACGAATTTTTATCAACATTACAATTAATTCCAGATGGTAATTTAGAAGTGGTTAATAATTCTTATATAGAACTTTCTGAACATTCAAAGTCAGTTAGATATGGTCTTGCTGATCCTAATATCTTAACTGCGCCTACTAAAGAAGTTACTATGCCTGATGCAGATGTTCGAATTGAAATTACAAACGAACAACTTAATGAATTGCGTAAGGCAGCTTCAGTACTTGGTAATGATACGCTGCGTATTTCAGCAGGAGCAGAAGATGAATTTATTAAGTTATCGGTAGTAGATTCGAATGGCGCAACAGCTAACGTGTTTGAAATAGAAATGCAATATAGAAATGCTCCAAAAGGTGACGCATTTTCTTTCGACTTTTTGATAAATAATTTGAAAGTACTATCAGGTGATTACGAAGTTAGTCTATCATCAAAGTTAATTTCCCAATGGGAAGGTGAAGAAGTAATTTATTGGATTGCATTGGAAAAAACATCTAAGTATGAAAATTAAAAAACATTTAGTGTGCAGATGCGGTACTATCGTTGAAACAGAACGAGCAGAACTTGGTCTTAAAAACTGCATAGAATGTGCAAAGCGACTCAACGTGCAAAAGAAAAAGGGTCGTATGGTATATTTTCATAAAACTGGTGGACAAATTGAAGTTATGTCTGCACAATCATATGAAGAAAATAAAAAATATTTCGTTCCTCAGGGTGTGTACTCTAGCGTAAAGAATTTTAGTAAACCTACTAATTAGAAAGGTAATATTATGGCACTAGAACTACATTTACCAGACATTGCTAATGCGCTCAATATCATTGATGCTGCAGCAAGTCGTGGTGCATTTCAAGGTCCTGAACTTAGCCAAGTTGGTCAAGTTCGTGATCGCCTTGAAGCGTGGGTAAAAGAAAATGCCCCGCCGCCAGAAAATGTTGAGCCTCCAGCTCCTCCAGAGTCTGAGTCTCAAGATATGGCAGAAACTGTCGAAGTAAATCCAGAAGGATAATTAAATAATGAATAATAGTGAATTCCTTTGGTGCGAAGAGTATCGACCAAAGACCATAGATGATTGCATATTACCAAAAGAACTAAAATCTACATTTAAACAAATTGTAGATAGCGGTGAAATGCATAATATGTTATTATCTGGAACAGCAGGTCTTGGAAAAACTACCGTAGCAAAGGCCCTTTGTAATGAATTAGATCTTGATTATATCTTGATTAACTCGTCCGAAGATAGTGGCATTGACGTGTTGCGTAGTCGTATACGTCAATTCGCTTCTTCGGTTTCTTTAGGTGGTTCAGACTCTCATAAAGTAGTGATACTTGATGAAGCTGACTATCTAAACCCGCAATCTACTCAACCTGCACTTCGTGCATTTATTGAAGAGTTTAGTAAAAATTGTCGATTTATCTTTACATGCAATTTTAGAAACAAGATAATCGAACCTCTTCAGTCACGTTGTGCAGTAATTGAGTTTAACACAACAAAGAAACATTTAGCTGGACTTGCGGCACAATTCCACAAAAGATTGAAAGTAATATTAGATGAAAAAGGTATCGAATACAATGAGCAAATTCTTGCAGAACTTATCATGCGCCATGCACCAGATTGGCGGCGTGTGGTCAATGAGTGTCAACGTTTTTCGGTATCTGGTACGCTTAGCCCTGCGTCCATTGTGGGTCTTTCTGATCAAAATGTTGCGGCTTTGATATCGCATTTAAAAGAAAAAAACTTCAAGCAAATGCGAAGTTGGGTTGCAGCAAATCCTGATTTAGATTCAAGCGCAATCTTTCGAAAAATATATGATGGCGCTAATGATTATTTAGAACCGCAAAGTATTCCGCAGATGGTGCTTATTCTTGCAGACTATCAACATAAGGCAGCATTTGTTGCAGATAAAGAATTGAATATTGTAGCATGTATGACAGAACTAATGGGAAATTTAAAATTCAAATGAAACATAATATAGAAAAAAGAGTTATTACGTATCTATTAATAACTTCTGTTATAAGCATATTTATCAATATATCTTTTGCGATTTATCTTGCAGTAATGTGTAACGTAGCAACAAACTACTTTAGAAACTATACGCGGAGATATACTGATGGCTAAAAAAGTTATTATATGGAGGCTACTATCAATTTTATTTTGTACACTTGCTGCCCGCATTTGGTTTGGTGATTGGCACGTAACAATGTTTGGAATCTTTTTATCAATAATGATGACATTTGTGCACTACTGGTTTGAAAGAATATGGGATTACTTTTCAGTGCCAACTCGGGAATGGTTTGAACTATGAGCCCATTTGATTATTTAAATTCTATTAATATGACCAAGAAAAATCTTATGGTTGATGAAAAATCTGAAAAAGATTATGTACCATTTATCGTTAATAGAGGTTTAGGTTATTTTTCAGATACTGTATTGCTAGCTAACGAAATGAATGTTAATTGTCATATTGACGGTAAGTTACAATATGACTTCTTGAAAGGTACTGTGAAAAAACGTAAACGATTTAGTAAGTGGCTTAAAGCCGAAAATGATAATAAAATCAATGTAATTAAAGAATATTTTGGATATAGCACATCAGCCGCTAAACAAGTAGTAGATCTATTTGATGATAAACAAATAAGTGACTTAGAAAAAATGTTATCTAAAGGCGGAAAATAATATAAATATAAGTATGAATGATGAACTTATAGAATGGTTACCAAGTGATATGTTAGAAGTATTGCTAAATGAGCCAGATGATTTTTTAAAGATAAAAGAAACCTTAACAAGAATTGGTATAGCATCTAGAAAAGATGAAAATACTTTATACCAAAGTTGCCACATTCTTCATAAACAAGGTCACTACTTTATCACCCATTTTAAAGAATTATTTGCTTTAGATGGAAAACCAACAAATCTAACTACGAATGATATCGGCCGAAGAAATACAATAACTAAACTGCTATCTGATTGGGGTTTACTTGATATTGTTAATTCTTCGATAATAAAAGAATATGCTCCGATAAAACAAATAAAAATTATCTCGCATAAAGAAAAAAACGAATGGACATTAGAATCTAAATATTCTATAGGAAATTCTAAAGGAAGATCGTATTCTTAATATAAATAGTTTTGAAGATGCTCACGGTGAGGTCTTCGTATAACATAACCTTGCTTAATAATAGGAGGCAAAAAATGACAATGCTAACAGCAGCACAGATGCACAGCATCTTAAATCATCCAACATTTCTTGGATTCGATTCAATGTTTGAACGATTAAATCAAACATTTGACCATCAACCATCAACATACCCACCGCATAATGTACTAAAAAATGGTGAGGATGAAGTAGTAGTAGAACTCGCTCTTGCAGGATATGCTGTAGACGATATTTCTATTCAAGTTAAAGAAGAACAACTAATAATTAGCGGAGAAAAACCGAATAATAAAAATGAGTATTTACATCATGGTATTTCGGCTAAAAAATTCAAAAAGCAATTTACGCTTGGCGAATATATGGTAGTTCAAAATGCTTCATTCGAAAATGGTTTGCTTAAGGTTTATATCGAACGAATTATTCCAGATGAAAAGAAACCTCGTACGATAGAAATTAACGGTAAAAAACGTGAAAAAAAGAGTTTACTTAAGGGATAACCTTTGGTATAATATACTCATAATTTAAACAATGATCTTTAACAATTTAGAATAAGTATGACTGAATAACCCTCGCTTATAGGAGGGTAAGGTATCGACGCTCGATGGGGACGCCCAAGTGGGAATAGCCATACAGAGGACAGTTCGAGTTTGCTAGATAAAACTACTATAGGTCTAGCTGCAGAGGGTTGCAGCTCTGGCAATACGGGTAAAAAGTGAATCCCGTTACATATTCAGAGGTTTAAGGGAGGTCGCTCCTTCCTTTTTCCTCGACCTTTTTAATATGATACATAATATATTTCCAACACCGATTTATACAACGATTATAAAAGATTATAATAAATCTGCTATGATCGATCGTATTCACCGTTATATAAAAGAAACCAAATCTTGTGGAAAAGAAGCATCTCTTCAAGAACGATTAAATGTAAAATCATATTTTGGAGATACGTATGACGGAGATCAAATACATAATATTGAAGAATTTTATGAACTAAATAATTCGATTGGCATTCATACTAAAAAATATTTAAAAGAAATTAATGTAAATTTAGAACTGTTAAATGAGCTTGATATTTACGCACAAAAATCTTGGTTAATTAGACTTAGATCTGGCGGCAATGTTGCTCCGCACACTCATCCAAATGCACACTTAAGTTGTGTATTTTATATACAAGCACCTGAAGGTTGTGGTAAAATCGAATTTTTAGAACCACCCACTAATCCGATATTTAATTTACCGTTATACTTAAATCAAGCTGATGGTGTAATTACACCAAAAGATGGTATGCTTATTATTTTTCCTTCTTCGTTACATCACATGGTACATAATTCTTTACCTAATATTGCACGCTATTCAGTATCTTATGATTTAATGTGTGCATCTAAAATGCCTGAAGAAAGCGTTTGCTTAAACCCAAAGCTTTGGAAAAAATTAGATAAATAAACATTTACATTTCGCGCAAGGTGTGTTACTATATCTTATATGAATAATTACAAAAGCTTTTATACTAATGTTGGTCGATACGGTAATAATATTCTCTATCGAGGTTATGATACCGAAGGTAAACCCGATATTCGTAAGATTAAGTACAGACCCACAATGTTTGTGCAATCTCAAAAGCAAAATCCCGAATGGCGCGGTCTTGACGGCACACCAGTCGATCCTATTCAATTATCATCGATGCGAGAAGCAAAGCAATTTATCGAGTCTTATGGACAAATCGACAATTATAAAATCTATGGTAACACTCGACACATTCATGCGTGCATCCGCGATATGTATCCTGAGACAATACAAGCCGATACAAGTTTAATTAACGTTGTTACGTTCGACATCGAGACAGCAATCGGAGATGGCTTTCCAAGTCCAGAAGAAGCTCGTCAAGAAATCCTTGCTATTACACTTAAATCTAGTCGAAATAACAAATACACTGTTTTTGGTTTAAAAGACTACGATCCTAAAAAATCAGATCTTGATCTTGAGATAGAATACTTTCAATTTGATAATGAACATACTTTACTTTCGGCATTCGTCGAGTGGTGGGAACAACCATACCACACACCTGACGTCATCACTGGTTGGAACTCTCGATTCTTCGATGTCCCGTACATCGTCAACCGTATGGCTCGGGTAATCGGCGAAGACGAAACTCGTCGCCTTTCTCCATGGAAAAAGATTGATCAGCGATCAGTTAAGATCAAAGGTCGCGAGCAAGTTACATTCGATATCGCAGGTGTTGAAAGCTTGGATTATATGGACCTATTTAAAAAGTTTGCATACACTTACGGTAATCAAGAGTCTTATTCTTTGAATCATATTTCTCATGTTGTGCTTGGTGATGAAAAACTTGACTATTCAGATGTTGGTACATTCATGGAAGTATACGATAATGACCATCAAAAGTTTATCGACTACAACATTAAGGACGTTGAACTAGTGCATCGCATTGACGAAAAGCTTGGTCTTATTGATCTAGTTATGACAATGGCTTATATGGCTGGTGTAAACTATTCCGATACTCTTGGCACAACTGCAATATGGGATTGTATTATCTATCGCGAGCTAATGAACAAAAAGATTGCAGTCCCGCAACCAAACGATAATAAAAAAACATCGTTTGTTGGTGGTTACGTAAAAGATCCACGCGTTGGTATGCATGATTGGGTAATGTCATTCGACCTTAACTCTCTTTATCCTAATATTATTATTCAATACAACATGTCTCCTGAAACTTTGATACGAATGCCTCACGCAGTTGGTGCAAAGGCTGCAAACGGTGCGACTTTTCGTAAAGATAAAAAGGGTATTATTCCCGAGATTGTAGAAAAAATGTACGAAACTCGTGTTGTAACAAAAAACAAAATGCTCAAAGTTAAGCAGCAAATCGAGACTGAAGGTAAATCTGATTCACTTGTTCGCGAAGCAACTATTCTTGAAAATAAGCAGATGGCAACAAAGATTCTTCTTAACTCTCTTTACGGTGCCATGGGTAATCGATACTTCCGTTACTTTGATTTGTTAGTCGCTGAAGGTGTAACTACTACAGGTCAAGCTGTAATTCAACACGCAGAAAAGGTAGTAAATAAATTTCTCAATAAAGTAATGTTAGACACAAAAGATCGTGTAATTGCAATGGATACAGATTCGCTTTATGTTGGTGTTGGCGATCTCGTCGAAAAACATTGCAAAGAAGATCCTGTTAAATTTCTTGATCGCTTTGCACAAGAAGCCATCGAGCCTCTTTTAGAAAAAGCATTTGATCAATTTGCAAAAGATACTAACGCTTATTCAAATCGCATGGTCATGAAACGCGAAGCAATCGCAGATCGTGGTATATGGACTGCAAAAAAACGTTACATTCTCAACGTTCATAATAACGAAGGTGTTCAATACGCTGAACCAAAAATTAAAGTTATGGGCATTGAAGCAGTTAAGTCTTCTACTCCCGAAGTATGTCGCGATGCGATGAAACAGATGTTCAAGATTATTGTATCTGGAGACGAGCGCAAAACCCAAGATGCGATTGCTGCATTTAAAAAACATTTTCAGTCTTTATCTCCCGATAAAATTGCGTTTCCTCGAGGTGTAAGTGATATTACATCATACGCCGACAAAAATCAAATCTTTTCTAAAGGTACACCAATCCACTCGCGAGGTGCGTTACTTTATAACTACTATGTTAAGAAAGAAAATCTAGCTAAACGTTATCGCCTAATTCAAAACGGTGACAAGATTAAATTTATCTATCTTAACAAACGAAATGTTATGCGACAAAATGTGATCTCATTCCCCGACGATAAACTTCCAGACGAACTCGGATTGAATAAATATATTGACTATGACTTGCAGTTCCAGAAAACGTTTCTTGATCCGCTTGACATAATTCTAAAATCAATTAAATGGCAGGCAGAGCCAGTTGCTAACTTAGAGGATTTCTTTGTATGATAGAAAACTTGTTGGGACTAATATACAACTTTTGTTTTGTGTCGTGTTACTGGCCGCAGATAATTAAGTCATACAAAACTAAAAGCGTGGAAGATGTAAGTCTACCGCTATTTGTAATATCAATTATAGGATATATTTCTGCAACCGGTTACACATTGCTTAAGTTCGGCTTTGACTTCTGGTTATTGTTCAACTACGCATTTAGCGGCATGTCATCAATCATAATGACAGTGGTTTATTTTGTTTACAAAAAGAAATAAATTTGGTATAATAGGTAGAAATTATAAGGAGATAGATATGAATATATTACAATGGTTCAGAGAAAAGTTTGCTCCAGGTACAACGTGGGCATGGCAACAAGAAGAAAAACCAGATTTTGAAAGTATGACTAAAGTTCAACTTGAAGAATATGGTCGTAAGCATGGTATAGAACTCGATCGTAGAAAAAAGAAAGCTACGCTCATAGAAGAATTAACGACCACAATAAAGGATAAGTGATGAGTTATATATGGCATCAAGATATGGAAGATATGCACGACAAGTTTGGTGTGCGTAAAGCAATTAAAACAATGGATAAAGATACGCTACGTAAGTTTCTTAAGTTTCGTGGTGAGTGTGTTCAAGAAGAAGTAGATGAATTACATCATGCAATATCAGGAAAAGATATTGATGCAGAAGAAACAGTCGACGCGCTTATTGATATTATAGTATTCGCGATTGGCACACTTGATATATTTGGTGTTGATGCTAATAAAGCATGGAATGAAGTACTTAATGCAAACATGGCAAAAAAAGTAGGTATTAAAAAAGAACGGCCTAACCCGTATGGTTTGCCAGATTTGATTAAGCCTGAAGGATGGAAAGCCCCAAATCATGAAGATAATCATGGCATTTTAGAGGAATTGTAATGGGTACACCCTTTATAGGACAATATGATAAAACACAAGTAAGCATGATATTATTTTTATGTTGGTGTAATCTAATCTTAATAAGTTCAATAGTGGCATTTTTAGTAATATGGACAAAAGTACAATAATAATATTTCTTTTTGTATTGTTTACAATAATAGTACCATTAATGATTCATATAAGTCTAACAATATATGAAAATGATAAAATCAAAAAAGAAGATCAGCTTAAGTGGTATAATGATTGAGTTTACTGCATTTCCTTCTATATTTGATAATAAGACCCATCGTCGATTTTCTTTTGATAATTGGCAAAAGTTTTCTGACGCGTTGTTTGCTATGAGTAAACAAGAAGGTTATAAACCGAAAAAAGGTGAAAAACCTCATCGTAAACCATCTCCACTTATTACACCTGCAGTATATAAAAAAAGTACTACTCGTGCAAATGCAAACGTAATTAAATGGGCGGGTTGGTGCGCACTTGATATTGATGAGTATGATACATCATTTAAAGAAGCTGTACAACAGTTTAAAGATTATTCATTTATATGTTATTCGACTGCTTCATCTACAAAAGAAAAACCGAAGTTTCGTATTGTACTTAAACTTACTTCAGATGTAGAAGCAGATAAGATTAAACATTTTTGGTATGCACTAAATAAAGAATTTAATTCTATTGGTGATCCGCAAACAAAAGATTTATCTCGAATGTATTATGTTCCTGCACAATATCCAAACGCATATAATTTTTGCTTTAAAAATACAGGTAAAGATGTAGATCCTCAAGAATTTATGGATAAACACGACTATGTAGATAATTCTGGTACCTTTTTATCAAAACTCCCCATTGAAATGCAGCAAGCAATATTACAACATCGTAAAGATACACTTACTAATACATCATATGTATGGTCATCGTATATAGATTGTAAGTTTGTAAACAAAAAGCTTGTTCAAGAATATCGTACTATTAGTGAAACTGGTTGGTATCATAAAATGTATCAAATTATGATTTCTATAGCAGGCAATGCAATTCGTTATAAATATCCAATAACTGCTACAGAGATTGCAATTTTGTGTAGACAAATCGATCTTGAAACTGGCGGATGGTACAAAAATAGACCACTTGAAAAAGAAGCAAAAAGAGCGCTAGAATTTGTGCTTGCAAGTGATATATAATATAGGAGCATTTGTAATGGAAAGAATATTGAAATCCGCATACCACAAGCAAGGCTATATTGAAATGAAAGGGACGAAATTTGAGGTAAAACCTCTGTCCGTAGCACATTGTTGGCCTTCAGTTAAAAAAGCAAAAATTCATCGTGGCGTTGAATTTTACGAACCAATTAAAAAAGATATTCAAAAAAATGGTATGCGCCATCCAATTATGGTTGTTCATTCTACTTGGGCCCAACTCATTGAACAAAAAGAATATTGGGGCGATAATATGGAGCCATTGCCATTTTGGACTGCACATCTCCCAAAATCACACTTAAATAATATGATTTACGTTGTATGGGGTGGATCTAATCGTTGGTATATCGCAAATGAACTTAAGTATACCCACATCGATTGCGCGATTATGCCAAGTTATTCAGTTGCATATAATTTGCAAAAAGTAATGCGAGCTCCTTATCCACAATTTTATGGCGGAGACCCAAGATAATGAAACGATTAATATATCAAGTTTACGTAGGTCAAGAATCTAATTTATATAATCATTGCATACAATCAGTTTATGATTATTGTAAAAAATATAACATAGACCATTATGTCCAAAAAGATCCTAAACTTAAAATTTTACCAGATCCTAAAACAACTAATCGTAGTCAAGGTGCAATTCGTTTAGGCTATTTACCTATATATGAAAAAGAAAATGCGTTTGAATGGTTTGAAGAATACGATCAAATTGCTATTGTTGATTCTGACATTTATATAAAATCCACCGCACCAAATATATTTAATGACTTAGATCCTACTGTTGATTTTGCTGGTGTTATTGAAAGAGAAATGCCATTGACTTCGGAGTACACACACAAAATTATACATTATTCTCGTTCGCAGTATGAACAACTTTCTAATGTAGATTTCGCGCCAAATAAATACGGATATGAATTTTATAATATGGGATTAATGGTAATGAATAAATCTATTACTAAATATATTAACGGCACACCAAAAGAATTTATTCAACAACCAGAGTTTAAACGATTTGTAGATGGTCTTGGTGCATGGAAATGGTCAACAGACCAAACACTTTTAAATTATTGGGTAAGAAATTCTGGTATGAAACAACAACATTTATCTTGGAAATGGAATGCTTTATTTAAAGGTATTCGAGATGATTGGTTACCTAAAGCACATTTTATACATTTCTTTTTAAAGGATAAACTTCCAGCACGAGGAGAAAATGTAAATCTTCTTATGCAAGAACTTGATGGTAACACGAAAATGGAGCATAAACATATATGATTAAATTAGTTTTATTTGATTTAGACGGTGTTTTAATTAATTCAAAGAAAATTCATTTTGATGCAATGAATGTTGCATTACCTTCTAAATATAAAATTACTTATGAAGAGCATCTTAATCTATATGATGGTTTAAAAACAATTGAAAAACTAGAAATGTTAACTAAAGAAAAAGGATTCCCTTTATCTGAACACAAATATGTATATGATGCAAAACAACAAGAAACGATGAATCTTTTATCTGATTTAAAACCAAATGAAGATATAGTTGAATTATTTTATACTTTAAATAAATTAGGTTATAAAATTGGTGTGTGTTCCAATTCAATTCGTAGAACAGTGTTAACTACATTAGCTCAAACACAATTAATAAAATATTGTTCTGTTATTATGTCTAATGAAGATGTAAAAAATGGTAAACCACATCCTGAGATGTATTGGAAAGCAATGTCTGTATTAGGTTATTTACCTGAAGAAACTATTATTATAGAAGATTCACCGCCAGGTTTATTGGCTGCAGAAAGATCAAAAGCAAATTATATTAGAGTTAAAGACCCATCCGAGGTTAATGTAAATATTTTAGACAAAATTAAAGGAGAAATAAAAGTGAGTAAATGGCAAGACGATAAATTAAATGTACTGATACCAATGGCAGGTGCTGGTTCAAGATTTGAAAAAGCAGGATATACTTTTCCTAAACCATTAATTCCAGTAAATGGCAAACCCATGATACAAGTTGTTGTTGATAATCTTGGCGTAGATGCTAACTTTCATTTTGTAGTTCAAAAATCTCATCGAGAAAAATATAATTTAAATACGATGTTAAATTTAATTGCACCTAGTTGTAAAGTTATTGAAGTAGATGGTATTACAGAAGGTGCAGCATGTACAGCATTATTAGCTAAAGAGTTTATTAATAATGAACAACCATTGTTATTTGCAAACAGTGATCAGTTTTGTGAATGGAGTCCAGTCGATTTTATGTATAATATGCAAGAAAAAAATTGTGATGGTGGTATTGTAACATTTGAGAATACACATCCTAAATGGTCTTATGCTCGTATTGACGAAAACGGTTTAGTAACAGAAGTACAAGAAAAAAATCCAATATCTAAAGATGCAACAGTTGGATATTACTATTGGAAACACGGATCAGATTTTGTTAAGTATGCAGAACAAATGATTGAAAGAGATATTAGAGTCAATAACGAGTTTTATGTTTGTCCTGTGTTTAATCAGGCTATCGAAGATGGTAAATCAGTTAGAGCATTTCGTGCTGAAGGTATGTGGGGATTAGGCACACCAGAAGACTTAGAATATTTTATTGCTAATTATAGTAAGGAAAAAAAATAATGTGGAAAGTGCCAAATAAGTGGGTTTTACCAAAAAATGAATATTTTTATGAAAAACACCTAGAAATATTTGAACATACAATAAATGAATATAATTATGTTACGCCTCATCTTACTGAGCAACGTACTGCAATAGACATTGGTGCACATATAGGTTCAACAACTGTAAGATATGCTAAAGATTTTAAAAAAGTAGTAGCAATAGAACCAGTATACATAAATGAATTATCTGAAAATACAAAACACTTAGATAATGTTCAATATATTAATCATGCGCTTAGTGATGTAGAAAGTCAAGTTGAAATGGTAAGAAAAAATGATAATTCTGGAATGACACTGGTAATGACAGAAGAAACTCGCGATTATATTAATTCAAGAAGTTGGTGGGTAAATCAAGGGAAAGTTTCGACAAAAACTCTTGACTCATATAATATTGAACAAGTTGATTTTATAAAAATAGATACAGAGAATTATGTACTACCAATATTAAAAGGTGCAATAGAAACATTAAAAAATAATAATCC